AGGGTAACCCGAGCAACCGTATGATCCCTTGGCTCCGACACGATATGGCATAAGTATATTATATCATAAAAATATGAGCAGTTTATACTCGTGCTCAGGAGTGTATGACTAATAAGATTACTTGATGGTGATCTTCTTAGGCTTCTTTTCTTCTGGTACGTTCTTGTACAGGTCAATGTATAGAATACCGTCAGTAATGCTGGCTCGGTCTACCTCAAAATACTCAGGTAGTGTAAACGAGCGTGAGAACTTACGAGCAGCAATACCCTTGTAGATATAGTTTGCTCCCTCGTCTTCTTCCCTTTCACCCTTAACGGTAAGGATATCCTTCTCTACTGAGATGTCAATTCCTCCCCTGTTGAATCCAGCAACAGCAAATTCTAGAACAATGTGATCGTCCGAGATCTTGTTGATGTTGTATGGTGGATAGGTTGCCTTTACGGTTGATGCAAATGTCTTTGCATGTGGTACAAATACCTTGTCGAATTCCCGACCAAGGATTGCGAATGGGTCAGTAATAACCATTTATATCATCTCCTAATATTTAGCGAGTTAATTGCCCCCAATTGGCAGGCACATATATTATACCACATGCTATAATTGATGTAAAGAGAAAAGGAATTATGACTAAACCAGTAATTTTTGTTTATTCTATCATTAGAAACGAAGCAAGGTATATTGATAGATATTATGATCAGCTTAGGGCGATGGTGACTGCCCTGCCAGAATATGAGTTTATCTTATCAATCTATGAGAATGACTCTAGCGATGGCACACCACAACTAATTAAAAATAAAGACTGGAGCTTTTTTACAGACTTTGAGATTACATCAGAGAGGCTAAGAACCAGGGACTACGGATCTGTCAAATTGGCACAAAGGGTAAAGAATCTATCGATTGCCAGAAACAAGGCCTTAGCCGTAAAAGACTTTATGAAGAGAGCAGACTACGTTATGATGGTAGAAAGCGATATGCGTTTTGACGTAGGCACAGTCAAGCAGATTCTAGAGTTTAGAAAACTAGAGCCAGACTTTGATATTGTTTCTGGCCTAACCGTAAACAACCATCCTGTTTATGATAGCTGGGCTACTCGCAAGTCTGCAGAGTTTACTAGCCATGTTGAAGTTAGAAAGTATGACTTTACATCAAAGCCGTATGATCGATACTATGCAACATCTAATGGCATATGTCTATACAAGGCTCAGGCATTTAGAGATGGTGCTAAGTATGGTTGGATGAATGAGGTCACTAAAGAGTTTGACTGTGATACCGTTGTTGTTTGCCAGAACTTTCAAAAGCTTGGCTATGATAAAATATACATTCTTCACACTGCTAAGATTTATCACGAAGACTTTTAGGTAAAAGAAAAGCCAGGGTTTCCCCTGGCCATCTTTTTATTTAGACTACTTCTTTGGAGTTGTCTTTTTGGCTGGTGCCTTTTTTGCAGGAGCCTTCACAACCTTAACATCCTTGAGTGCCACAGCAACTTCTTCGCTTGTTGGTAGCTTGCGACCGAATGCTGGATCCTTTGGATTAAGGTAGCGTAGACCTACTGGAACCAATGCTGCCAATAGCGAATACACCAAATCTTCTAGCGGTGTGCCAGCAAGATAGAGTGCAAGGGCAGCACCAAGAACTGATCGTCCATATGATGCTAGTAGTGCCTTTAGTTGTTCATTCATTTTATTTCTCCTTGTTTAATGCCTAGTTGTTAGGCATTTCATCATTCTCTGGCATAATGCTTTGTTTTAAAGCTAGGTATGCCATAGAAAGTTTTTTAATATCTTCCGAGTCCAAAGAATCTTTTGCTAACTGAGAAGACATCTCAATGTCAAACTCGCCAAACGTTCCCTGAACATTATCAATATATTCGTAAGCCCATTCCCTGGACTGAGACAAAAACTTTACGAAGCCATCTGTTGTGTCTATTGGCTCCATTTTATCTAAGACGTTAAGGTCTTTTTCTAGTTGTTGGTTTTTTAAAAATGTTTCAAACATCACCATAGACATTGTATAGTTCTTGCCCCTGAGCTTTTGGTTATCTACTATGATAATAGTTATTACAGATACCAATGCTACCGCCAATATAATTTCAAGTATCATACGTCTTCTCCGCCTTCTCTTACCAACAGAACAATTGCCCCATTCATTTCCAAGGCTGCTTTAATCTTTGCCATGTATTCAATGGCCTGTCTTTTTTCATCATCAACGAGTTGCATAAACTGCTTTTCACTGGCCTTAACCGTAAGGAAGTGGTCGTTATCAATGATCTGTAGATAGAACCCTTTTGGTCCTGTGCCATCCAAAGAATGAACGGCGGTCTTCATCTGATCTGTATACATTATAAATCTCCTAGCCTGCGGTTAGCCATTATTGATTACCTTGTTCTGTGTTTGTTGTAAAGTTAACATAGACCTTGGCCCAGTCAGCCTTTGTTCTGTGCTTGTTAAACTCTCTGGATATTTTTCCATTTTCCATATATACCCCACCGTGAACACCGATAGCTTTATTTGAAATCCCAACTGCAAAACATTCTCTGACTACTGGGCAGTTAAAACAAAGTTCGTCTACTGCTGGTCTAAGTTCTAGGTCTTCTTCGTATTTGTCAAAAAATAACTCTGTGTCAAACCCTTTACAGCTTGCGTCATCTTTCCAATCATCGTTATTCACGATTACCTCATAAACTTATTTGGAATCTCCCAACCATTGGTAGTTGCATCGTAACGCTTCTGCACGATCCACTTTCCGTCAACATACGCTCCGTCTTTTGACATTGCACCGTTTTCTCTGGTCTTGTTTTCGATGACTGTCCAGCCATCCCATGAAAGATCTTTGTTATTTTCAACAATCTCTTCCATCTTTTCTAGTGAATTGATTAACACAATCTCTCCTATTTTAGTATCTGTAGACTCCGACTTCGACACTCTTTGCGTCAGCAAGATCTACCAGCTTTGATACTGGCTCTTTTGGCTTGCTAAAAAATGCAAAGTAGCCGATGTCGTGAATGTTATTTTCTATCCAGCTCGGTGGAATCTTGTTAAACTTAATCTTGATTCCACGTGCCTTTAGACTACGCTCTGAAACATTTGAAAACTCTTGGGCCATAGCATTAATCTGGTATGGACCAGCAGAGTATATCAAAACCTCTTTATCGTTTTCGCCCAGGTTAGACATAGCCGTACCCATTGCTCTCAAAAATACTGAGTAGTCAGTGAAACTTTTTGTTCCCTGAATTGCTATGATCATACTATTCACCTTCCCTAAGTTTGTCAACAATAAACATCATCTTCTCCAATTGTACCTTATCCATAGCCATTGTGTCAACTAATCTTGTAGAATTTTCTTCAATATCTCCGTCAACAATGTTTGCGGTATAGAAGGCGTTGTCAGCAATCCAATATATTTGATCTTCAACGGCTATTGCCCTCACGCTATTTCTAGAAACGTACTGGCTTGTCTGTGTTTTCTTTGGCTTTGGTTCTTCCAATATCTGCAATAGTCTGCTATTAAATGAAGATAGGTTTTTGCTTTGGGATGATTGGTTCGCTAGCCTTTTCTTATTAGCCATATTGTTTTTAAGAATTATAAACCTTAGATAAGCCACAACTAGTGCAGATATGATAAAGTTAAATATGATTTCCAATAGAGTCACCCAAACTAATTATACTATGACTTAAGTAAATTATTTGCTAGACTTTGATCTTGCCTTAGCAAGTGCTTCAAAGTCCTTGACCTTGGTATCCCCGAGATATCCCCAGGCGTAGCCTTTTTCGATCATCTCGTGATTAATTGAGTTTCCTTCTCCGTCAAGGTATAGCCAACCTAAGATGCGACCATACTTTTCAGAGGAGTCCATCTTTTCAGTTTTGATTACAATGTTCTTTGCTGCCTTGATGCGATCAGCCAAATACTTCTTTGACTCAAGACCCAGTGCTTTCTCGGCCTTATTGGTAGTGCGTGACTCTGGGGTATCAATGCCAGCCAGACGAACACGTGAACTAAAACTAATATCAAATCCTAGATCAATTACAACGTCAATGGTGTCTCCATCTACTACGTTGGTTACTTGTTTTACAAAATATTCATACATTTAATTATCTCCTTGTAGTCTATTTTCAATTAGACGCTCTCGTTCGTCTATCACCTCAAAAGCAAATGCAGACAACTTCTCTCCGCTTGCCTTTTCGTAGTGATGAGAACAAAATGCCAATTCACCCAAAACGCCTTTGACAAGAACATATGCCTGTGCTCCACAGTTTCTGTCGTCACAACGATCCAGGGCAGTAAGTACCCACTCTTTTGTCTCTACCATTACTTGTCCGTTCTGTAGAATCCGCTACCCTTAAACTGAATACCCAGGTTACCCACAACCTGAGTCATTCTGTTTCCACACCTTTCACAAAAGTGATCTGGCGATGGATCGTGAATGCTTCGTTTTTCTACTAAAGTAGTTTCACATTCCCTGCAAGCGTATTCGTATGTTGGCATTCGATTACTCTTTTACCGCTAGCGTAGCAGGCTTTGCTGCTGGCTTCTTGGCAACAGGCTTTGCAGCAGGTTTTGCTACTGGCACTGGTTTTGCTGCTGGTGCTTTTGCTGCGTGAACTGGTGCTGGTGCCACTGGGTCGTCATCTGTAGCGACAACGCCTGCCGTTGCAATAGCAGCTTCTTGTGCAATCAGTGCTTTGAAGAATGCGATTGGCTCAATGTAGTTCTTACCCATCTTGTCCCAGATGTGCTGCTTGCCGAGGCGAAGTTCCCAGTGCAAGTGCTTTCCAGTTGACATACCAGTAGTACCCATCTTTCCTAGTGGGGTTCCTGCCTCAACCTTCTGGCCCTTCTTAACCTTAACAGATCCATCTTGCATGTGTGCGTATAGAGTTGTGTATTGCTTACCGCCGATCTTGTGTAGCAAGATTACGTAGTTTCCAAAGCCACCGCCTGGAGCAGTTGACTTTTTTGATTCTAGAACAACACCATCGTATGGTGCTTCAATCCAGCACGGTTCGTGCTTTGACCAAATGTCAGTTCCGTTGTGGTGCTTCTTTTCTTTTGTCACAGGGTGAATTCTCATTCCCATTAGTGACGTGACTTTAAAATCTTTTCCGAGTTTACCGTCAATTGGTAGTTGTGCTTTAGCCATAGTTATGACCTCCTTGTATATTTAATTATACCACTTTGAGCCTCGTGTCAGGATTGAACTGACGACCTATCGCTTACAAGGCGATTGCTCTACCACTGAGCTAACAAGGCGATGCGATCTGTATGGGACTTGAACCCACGACCCCCACCGTGACAGGGTGGTGCTCTAACCAACTGAGCTAACAGACCAGGAGAGAGTATCCAGTGAAATGGTTCCTATGAGTCATGCTAGGATACTCTCAGAGCGAATAGGGAGAATCGAACTCCCACCTTCTGCTTGGAAGGCAGAGGCACTACCATTATGCAACATTCGCAACGCCCATTTTTATCTCTTACCCACGAGAGTGGTATGGGCCACACCATTAGCTCCCCCTCCTGGGATCGAACCAGGGACCTTAGAGTTAACAGCTCTCTGCTCTGCCTCTGAGCTAAGGAGGATTACCATTTAATTATATCTTAGTTGAGTCCTAATTGCAACTTTATTTTTTGCCATTTTTCTAGAACTGCAACTGGCGAACAAAAGGCATCTACATTCTTTTTTGCAAATGCAATCATATCACGTTTCTCTTTGCTGGACAAGGCCATCGATCTTTTAAGTGCAGAAAGTATTGTGTCCTCTGGAACACTGTACCAACTAAATCCCCAAAAGTCTTTATACTTATGTGTTGTTTCGTCAATCATCCATGGGTGGTGGTCTAAAATTATTGCAGAATTGTGATTTATATAATCTTTCATTGAGGTATGATCTGGAGCAATGCATACTCTGTCTGATACCATTGCTTCACATAAAGGAAGGTTCTGTCCCTCTGCCCTGCTTGGAGAAACATATTTCTCACATGACTCCATTAGCATTTGCAACTTGCTATCACTTAGTTTTTGTGGAATAAAATAAACATTGTCAAACAACGTATCGTCAAACGATGGGAACTCTCTCCTAAAGGCAGTTTGCTGTAGCTTTCCAAGATCTCCCTGTGCAGTCATTTTTAGTATTAGAACTGCGTCTGGGTAGTCTTCTCTAAACTTTACGAAGGCAGTAACAAGATTGCCAAAGTTTTTTCTGATGTCGTGTGGATTAAGAATGTACAAAAATCTTTGCTCGTAGTCTGTTTTGTCTAGCACATCTTTAAGTAGCCGTGGCTTATAGTTTGAGTAGTACCCATCAGACGTGCTTAGTGTATAGCATTCAAGGTCGTCTATGCTCTCGCTCTGATCAACTGCTTTACGCTCAACTGCTGATGGTAAAACGTGGGACTCTATTCCATATGACAGCAATGTTTCCTGAGAGTAAGACGACAGAGTTAGAACTGCATCAAACCCTTTTAGTGTTTTGGCATAATCCTTTTTAAATATACCATTACGCTCTTCGCTTTTATTGGGCAGTTTGTCAAATTCCCAAGCAAATGTACAAATGTTGAATGCTCTTGGTGCCATAAGTGCTACGTCTGGTGGCAAAAAAGATATTTGAACTGGCTTGCTGCTTTTTCTAATGATGCTATTCACTATAGCATTATTGAAGGGGTATGATAGTACCCCCATTATTTTGTCTGTGCCGTTTATTGTTTTTTTAAATGAGTCCAGTGCAAAGCCATAAGAGTAATGGGCATATCCCCATCCTTGGCCTTTGTAATCAAAAGGTCCACTTAAAAAAATATCTGTCATTATACCAAAAACTTGATAACTGGTGAGCAGGGGTCTCCGCCCTCTTCCCACTCTTGCTGTTCTTCTTCTGTCATATATGGATCGCCATCGTGCGTATAACAGAAAGGTTCTGATATCCAGCCTTTGTCAATTCCAACCTGAAGCCATTCCCAGACTTCTTCTTTATCTACAACAATTTCGTTCTCTGACATTTTTATTCCTCGCTCAATAGGTATTCCAAAAAATCTGGATTATTACGGATAGTTAGTAACAAACCTTCTTCGTAAATTCCAATAAAATAGTGCTCCCATGCTTCTGTCGTCTTTGACTCGTCGTCACTTGAGCCTGGAGTAATTGGATTACCCATTGAATAACGAATAGCATGTAGCACTTCATGTAAAAGGATTTGACGTTTTCTGCTAGGAGTCGCTTCTGAATCGATAACAATAGTAGAACTTCTGTCAAGAGTATAGCCGTATGCTGAACTAGACAATGAGTCGTCAACGCTTGGCGATCTTTGAATGATGGTCCAGTCTTGTGTACCAATCTTAATTTGGGTAGGCATCTTTGGATGCTTTGATGCTACCGTTTTTGCTGCGGTCATAGGAAACCCCTCTGGTTTTGTTTACCTGTACAGTATACCAAAAAAAGAGGGGTTAGTCAACCTAGTTTTGGCCTTCTTCTTCTGCCCTGCGGTGTTCCTTACGGAATGCTGCATTAATCTCAGAATCAGTTAGCTTGCCATCCTGTAGGAATGACTTTGCTAGGTCTTCTAGAACACGTGCCACACCAAGTAGCCCTGCCATCAGGACTGCCTGAAGAACCTCTACGCCTGCGACAGCTCCTGCTCCAAGAACACCAAGTGCCGAGATCACAAATACTGCGACCATTCTAGCAAAAATGTCTGCAATTCTTTTTACCATATTATTCGTCTCCTTCCTTTGAATTTCTAATTGGATAGGTGATTGACCACAATACAAGTGTGCCAATGATACAATATCCTACTATTGTTTTTGCCGATCCTTCTAGGACTACCCAGGCTACGAACATACCGAGGAGTGTCCAAGACTGGTCTAGCAGATCTTTAAGTATTTTTTTCATTTAGTTTATCCTCCTTGATGCTCCGCCACCCGAAGATGTTGCGGTTACTGCTGCTGCAGATACAGCATTGATTGCTGCTCCTGCTGCGATAACAGATGCAATGATTGTCTTTTCTGATTCTTCACGAACTTGAGGAGACATATCTGCACCAACGTTACCAAGATCATTAAGCACTTCTAATGCTGCCCCTGCAGCATCTCCCAGTAGTGGAATTGCTGCAAGCTCTTCAGGGAGGTTTGGATCGTCTGCTTGTGCTGCAACGGCCAGGGCTTCAAGTGCTTGATTATATTCTTCCGAGCCTTTTTCTGTTGTTTCAAAAACAACCATAGCTGCTGCTACTAGTTCTTCTACCTGAGACTCTGTGAGCTCTTCTGGATTTATTTCTACAAGATTTTCAATCTCGGATACGGCTTCGTCTACTCGTAACTCAGATTCTGATTCTGGTTCTGGGGTTTCTGTTTGCTCTGGTTCTGGTAGCGGTTCTGGCTCAGGCTCTGTTGGCTCTTCAGGAGTGCTCTCGGTCTCCGTAGGCGTAGGTGTTGGCTCTCTGAATGGTGGAATGGCTTCCAGTTCTTGTTGAGCGACACGTAACTCCTCTTGTGCAGTTGTTACATCCTTAGATGCTGATTCAATTATAAACCCATTTTCGTTTTTCCTGATAACAAGATTATTGAGCAGGGTCTGTGCTGATAAAATTGTGGGCAAAAGAGATGCGTCTTTGATCAGAGGGTGGGTAGCACCTTCATCTGGAACTATCTCTGTGCTATAAATAATTTCTGTAGTTGTTTCTTCTACGTAAGCTGTAACTTCTTCAGTAACTGTAATCTCATCATAGACTGTTGTTTCTTGTACTTGCTCTCCAAATGCTGATGCTGGGACAATTTCAAATCCATACCCTGGCTTTGCCCAGTATAGCCATACGTTTGCTCCTCCACCATTTTCGTAATACCAGAGCGTAATGTCGTGACTTCCCTGTGTTAGATAAATCTGTGTCATTGATCCGCCACCGCCTTTATCATACCAGTCATCAATAATTAAATTACCATTGATTACAAGTTTTGTTCCATCGTCTGCTGGTGAATAGAAGCCATACACTCCTTCTGTTGGAGCAAAGATCTTTCCTGTAAACTGTACAACAACATCCTCGTGCAATCCAGAGTTAAGAATAAATCCACCACCCCACTGAAAGTCAATGTTTGGGACTATCTCTGTAGAAACCAGTCTGTTTTCTGTTGGTAGTGGTGGCATATTATTAAACCCAAGCATGTTGTAGGATTTTGCAGTCAGCCCAGATGGGACAACAACGCTAATGGTTCTTGGCACTAATTGTGTCGTCGTCGTAGTTGTTGTTACTGGAACTTGGGTTGTTGTAGTAATTTCTTCGCTTACCTGAATTTCTTTCGTTGGCCTTACCCACGATGGATCTGGTATCTGCGACTGATCGTAGGCAGCCTGTGCATTGGCAAGATTTTGGGCTGCTTGGGCTATTTCAGAATCTAGGGATACTCCAGTCGCTAAGGCACTATTATAAGCCGTCTGTGCGTCTTGTAGGGCTTCCTGGGCAGCAGAAATTCTGGCCTCAACCGCCTCTACTTGTGCGTCATATTCTTCTCTAGACTGTGCAAATGCTAGGCTAGAAACAAATAGCGGAGCGAAGGCTAGCAAGCTTGTTAGTAATATAATTTGGGGTTTTTTAATTTTGTATCTCCTTGTTAGCCATTAAGACTAACAAAACAATTATAACATTCTTTAGGAACAAGAAAGGGGTGTCCGAAGACACCCCCTTCAAATGTTACCAATTTATTCGAATAGAGCTTGTAGTTTTTCTTCTGTTGCAACGCCTTTGTGAGAAGCAATTACTTCTCCATCTTTAATTGCAATAAAAGCAGGAACTCCAGTTATGTTATATTCTGTAAACATCTCTACGTTAACATCTGCATCTAGTTTACGATAATTGACATTAACGTTGTTGGAAATGAACTTAGCAATCGTTGGCTCCATTGCCTTGCATGGCTGGCACCAGGTTGCTGAAAAGTGAAGAAGCTCTTTCATTACTTCACATCCTTGTCCTGAATCTTGATCTCACAGTAATCGGTGGTGCAGTATGCCTCACCCTGTGCCTCAAGGTTGTCTACCCCATCATAGATTGCAGAGAAGTCAATCTTTGCAATGCGACCGATGTAGTAGTCGTATTCGTTTTCTGTAATTTCTGTGTATGGCTGCTGTGGATATACCGTGTTACCCATAGGCAAGAACGATACGGCCTTTAGCTGACCCTCATACATGTTTAGAACAGATGCTACGTGCTGTCTTTCAGTTTCCTTATCGAATGATAGTGTTACTGATACACCATTGTCTGACCAATACTTCTGTGCTGTAGCAGCAAGAGCCATCTTTTCAAACAATGTTACACCCTTTTCTGCTCTCTTCTGTCCAGATGCAATCGGGAAGTATACTACTGAAGTTCCTGCTGATACTAGGTCGTCTTCAATCTTATACCCTGCTGCTCTAAACAAGTGTAGCATTGGGTCTGAGTTACCAAAGCGGATTGCACGTAGGTAGAACTTTCCACCTGGTCCCCAGTGAACACCAGGAGTAGCACCAGATAGGATAGACACTGATCCAGATGGCTTAACTGTGGTTACACGGATTGACTCACGAACACATAGCCACTCTGAATACTTCTTGTCGTAGAAACGAATCTTCTTGTATCCTTCGTCCATCCAATCACGAGTAGTTGGTAGGCCGTGCTCGTCAGCAAATGATGCGATACCTGTTAGAGATGTTCCGATACGGCGGTTTCTCTGCATGATACCGTTGGTCTGTTGCCAGTGTGTAGGGAGAAGTGTAACAGTCTTACCATACAAGTAGGCAAACTTTAGAGTGCGTAGGAAGTCTTCCTTGCTCTCGTGACGGTTTAGGTGAACCTCAACTAGAGTACATAGTTCGTATGACTCTAGTGGCTGCT